AGTTAAGTCGTCACTCGTATTAACATCGGGTTCTGCGCCGGCTCCTGGAATGTAATTCTCCACCAAATAGATTAATGGGTCGGCTTGGGAGGGCGGCAATAGACCTAGGTTATGTCTAAACTCTAATCTATAAACTTGAGTATCATCAAAGAAGATATCAATGGGAAGCGTGCCATTAGCCAGGAATTCAATAGGCTGAGTCCAAGGATTCAACCCTGACGGATCGTGATAAACAACTGCTGGAATGTAAGGAATTTCGTTCTGAAGAACCCAAAGATAATAGGTGTCATTGAACGGTATACCAACATTGTCGACCAGGTACCATATTGGGTTTGCGCCTCTAACGAAATTAGTTACTGGCATCGTTCAATCCTTGTATCTGCAATTTTATTCATTTCTATATTCGTGTAATATTGTTTCATGTTATATATCTATAAGACTTACTTTCATGGTTTGGCTATTGATTCTAGTGGTCCTTTATCAAATACACCCTTTATTGCTTGTTCTAGCTGTAATTCTAATGCTAGATTAATAATAAACTTCATATCCGCTTTTAGTTTCTAGAAATGGTTCTTTTTTTGCATTTGTTTGCGCTGCAATTTTTCCAAAAACTTCAATAACTTTCGCCGCCTGTTTTTGTTTGTCTGATATTTTATTTATTTCAGCCAATTGTTTATCCCAATCTTTACTAGTAATAAACTCTATTGCCTCTTTATCAAATTTTCCTGCAAACATTTTATCAATAGCTGTTTGCACATAATTTCCTAAATTTCTATCTTGCTTAATTCCACCTTGAGTCAAACCTCGAACTTTGTTTGTTGTAGATTCTTTGCGAAAATCTTTAAATAATTCACGCATTTTTTTTAATTTTTCTTGCGCTTCTGGAGCATTTCTTAAATGTTTTAATATATCCGCAAATTCTTCCTTGCTATTTAATGCTTTGAAAAATGCATGACCAGAATTTATATTTGTTTTGTCGAAAGCTTGCTCTAATTCTTTTCTAACAAATTTTCTTTCTTCTAAACCTCTGGCTTCTTTATAATTTGAAGTTTTTTCGCCTTTTTCATTTATATAAGAATTCACTTCATCCATTTCATTAACTAATTTTTTTCTAGTATCTGCATATACAGCGGCCTCTCTGTCATGACCAGATCTTCTGAGCGCACTTTCAGAATCATATAAATTTTCTTTAATCAAATCCCAATATTCGATAGTGTTCTCGGGAACATTCTTTAATTTTTTCTTATATGCTGCTTTTGTTCCTACATTTTTCATTGCTTCATTTATAACTTCATCTTCCAAGCCAAAACTTGGTGTAAATTTTTCAGGATTAGCTAGCGCATATAATTTTTCAGCTTCAGGACCCATTATTTCTGGATCATGGATGTTTTTTAAAAGCTTATTAACTGCATTTTGTTCTGATTCATTTCTCTTTTGAAATTTCTCATACATTAATTCAGAACCTTCAGGGGTTCTTCCTAAGCTACCTTGTTTTGTTGCCAAAAAGGGACTATTAAATGCTTCTTCGGGTGTTAAAAAATCCAAACCTATATCTTCGGCCATTTTTAATCTTTCTTGAGCTAAAGGTAAATTTTTACCTCCTGCCTGTTCTGCCATCATCATTGCTTTAGTACCAACGCCCTTTTTGGCTAACCCTCCAGCTAATGCGCCACCAACAGTTGAAGGAATATCACCTACACCCATTTGGTTTAATGCATATCCTGTTCCTAGCCCAGCTGCGCCGCCTAATAAAGTTGAAAACAATTTTTGCAATTTCGGTTTTGGAGAAAGAGCCAATTGCTCAAGACCTGTAAATCCGGCTTGAGTACCTCCAGCTATTCCGCCAGCTTCTAACATTCTGGATGGATCACTCATTGCTGCAGCCAATCCCGCTTGTGGAACAGCTTGAGAAAGCATGCTTTGTAAATATTTACCAGCTTTAGGTATTTGAGAAACAGCTTGACCTAACTTTCCAAGATTTGCTCCAGGCATAGCTATACCTGCCAGTATTTCAGGTGCTATACCAATTGCTTGACTAGCAAAATTTTGCTCTTCTGGAAGCCCAACTGCTTGACGATAATCATACCCGGGGCGATATGCCAATTCGTTTCCTGCGCCTTTAGCTCCTACTAAATGAGCTGCCTTAGAAGGTACATTTAAAATATGATGCCCAAATTGTCCTAAGCTTGCAGCTGGCTCTTGAACAAAATATCGTTTCATCATATCGGGTAAAGACTGAGGTTTTTTTGGCTCTTTAGCTATAATGGGTTCTTTTCTTTCATTAAAAGATTTCAGTGCTTGCTGCCTCTGTTCTTCGGTCATATTGGCAGGCATACGCCCATAGGTTCCATCCGGAAGTTTGACTCTGATATATTCCGTCATTATTCCCATTTCCCTGTTTGAAGATTATAAGTGGGCTCGGAATTTGACTCATGCTGAACTTCAACCTTTTTATTTGCATTAATATCAGACGCTAACTTCATTCTGTGATCGATCTCTTTATCCAGTCTGTCAAGTCTATTCTGATAATTTTTATCTGATTCTCTATCTCTGCGTGATATTTCTTTTCTTGCAGCTTGTTTATTTTCGGAGGTTCCCGTCAATCCCCTTACCTCAAGAAGGTTATCAAGCAAGGTTTCAACAGCCCCCTCATAATCAGCAAAATCATCCGGGCTGAATGAAAAATCCCCAAAATGTACTGGAGATGGAAGACTTTTTAATATTTTTAAATTATATTTTGCAGCATTACCGCCAGATATAATACTTTGCTGCTTTGTTACTGTTGCAGTTGTCGGCTTAGAAAGGTCTTGATTCTTTTTATATTCTTCTTTCTTTTTAAATAACTCCAAATTCTTAGCATCTTTTTGTTCGGGACTTAATTCGTTTGGATCCCATCCTGTCAGCTTCTTCATTTTAGCTGCTAATGCTGGATGCATATTTTGGCCACCAAAGCCTTGTTGAATCTGTTCCATGCTTGGGGGTGCAACCATAGGCTGCCCTTGACCCTGAGGCATTCCTGATTGCTGACCTGGCATTTGTGCAGCGGGTTGCTGCATAGGTGATCCTTGGCCACCCATTTGACCACCCATGAACTGCTTCACAAAATTCTGATCGAATTCTCTTTGAGCTTGCTCTGAAATGGCATTGTTAATCTGAGCCATCTTATATTGACGCTCTAAAGGCGCTAATTGAGCTGCTTGCTTGTATTGTTCCATGATATATGGATGGGCAGCAGCTTTTTGTTTGTATTGCTCAATGACATAAGGCTGAAGCTCCGCTAAACGAGCTTGCTGTTGCTGTTGAATAGCATGAGTATCTTCATGGTGCTTCTGTTGCATTTCCATTTGACGCTGTCTATCTTGGCGTTGATGACCATGCAACAACCCTTCGAATAAGCCACTTCTGTCAAGTGAAGGCATAGGGATATTCAATGGCATTATTTACCCCCTCCTGTTGACCAAGGAGAGCCGCCCATACCACCTGTAAACATATATGCGCCAGTTTTCAGCAAATCATTAAACATTTGACCAGGAGCATTTTGCTTCCCAAAAGCCATTTGGGCCGAATTTTGCCCCATTTGGTTAGCATTTTGTCCCATAGCATTACCAGCCTGTCCACCTTGTCCATAAATACCTTGGGCTAATTGTGCGCCGCTCACATATTTCTGCATTAAATTATCCATGTAGCGGTCGAAATCCTCAGCCCCTATTTGCGAGGTTCCGGCTTGAATAGATTGTAATGCAGGCGTTGAGCCGAATATTCCCATAGAGCTTGCAGCTTGAGCGCCTTGCTCTCTTGCTCTACCTTGGGCATTCTGCGCGGCAGGGCTTGTTTGATATCCGCTTGCCCATTCATTATATAAATCTTGAGGATTTAACAAGTTCTCCATGGCGCCAGATAAGTTGCCATAGGCTTGCTGACCATTCTCATTGTAGGGTTGCAAATATCCTTGGCCTTCATTGTAATGCTTTTGATATTCATTGCCTGCTTTCTCATAAGCTCTGCCAGGATGTAAGAAACTTGATAACCAGCTCATAATATAATCCTTATGGGAACGGCGTCGTGGTAAATTGAACTAGAGCACCATTAATTCTTCCTACATAAACTGGATCTGGAAGATGGTCCGTGCAATATAGAAAAATCCCATCAAATAATGGGGTGGGAACATCCGCTTGCATTGCTAGGATTTGAGCCTGAGTAAATGCTGGAGCTCCTAATAAATTAAAAGAATTCTGTATAGTGTCGATTGACTCATTAAGAGTATCAACTAATATGGAAACCCAGGAATAAAATGAAAATGAAAAATTTTCATCTTGCAAAGGAGCGGAATCAATTCTATCTAAGAAAATCGGCATTAATTAGCTCCTCCGCTTGAGCGTCGGATATTTTGAACCGCACCTAATATAACGATTGGCGTTGAGCTCACACAGATTAATTTGTAACATCTATTGCGTGAATTTGCTAGCTCGTACCAGCGCATTCTATATCGATATTGACCTTTCTGTGCAAACTCTAGGCCTCCAGCATACGTAAAAGTAATGCCGCCATCATCAGAATAGTAAAGCCCAATTGCGGGTTTAAACAAAGCGTTATAAAAATTATCATCGAATGCTGGGGTATTGCCATCCTCTACGATAACGAAAACGGGAGATACGCCATCAGGGGCTGCATCTTCAGTTATCACGTAGATTGGATTACCCATGGCGTCTGCATCTTCAGTGATAATGAAAATACCATTATCAAACACGGTGTCATTCTTGAAGAATCCGAGACCAAATACAAAATCAATCTCTATGTAATCAGTAATGAATTCAGAATAATCTTCTTGATATATTTGCTGAGTAACGAGCTCGTAGCGCATAGGATATTTATTGAACGCCTTTGGATCGTTAGGAGGAAAGTCAATATTTCTTGTTTCGTTGTAATAAAGATTTCCTGCCATCACATAAATAGCTGGATCGTCCAACACTGTCACTAAGTGAGTATTATTGAAAAACACATGCTTTTGAATTCGATTCCTCTGTCCATTAAGTTCTATCACTCTTCCCCAAGTTTGGGTTGAAAAGTTATATTCTAATGCTGAGGATGGATTGTCTACGTTATCAATGTCTAATTGTTGGTAATCAATGTATGGTCCAGCAGAAACCCTATAAAATATAGAGTTTTCATATTGATATAAAAATCCATCTACATCTTCACTATCTTTGATAAATGAACTTTCATTTCCAGGAGAATCAGAGTTCTGCAAAATAACGTTAATTGCCTGAGTTGAAATGGGCTCTGGCTGCTGACCATTGGATGCCATGAATGTAACCAAGCCACTAGAATTCTTACCGAGCCATGCCATGATGCCAAAATCTACATCGAGGCTGAATGGGTCTGCTATACCATAATCCCAGTTGTAAGATGAGTTTAATTTCCACGGGAAAGGCGTTGTATCTGTATTAAGAACATTCTGCGATGGAATGTTTGACCAAATGTCAGTTGTAAAGTCACACAAAATATATAATTGATTATGCAATACGCACATTTGGCCGATAACGCCGGTGGCTCTATTTTGTATTGGAGCTCCGGAAGCTGAGGTAAACATTCCGCCAGGTCCGCCATCCACGGCAAGATTTGTTAAAAAATAATCTGGTGTTCCAGAATTGCTAACTACGAATCTATTGCCAAATGCCGCAACGTATAATGGCATTTTTGGAGCATTAACGTCGGTTACGGGAACCATAGTAACTGTATTAGCCGTGAAGTTTTCGGTTATCAAATAGATGAGGGTTCCTGCTGTAAGAATTCCGTAAACAAGATTTCCAACCGGCAAAAAAGCAAACCAATTAACAGAGCCCAGCGGAACGTTTCCAATAACTTTTTCATTATAGAATCTATCAACTTGGATTACAGTCGTACCAACAATCACATACATATAATTGATGGTCTTGAATATCTGACTTGGCTCAGTGTCGAATACTAATTTATTCAAATCAAAGAAGTTAACGTGAGCTCTTCCCATTGCTGGATAAAGGGCCTGTCCTTTCTTGGTATCCTTTTCAGCTATGCCATACCAATTCGCATTATCCATACAACCAAACTGCGGGAAGCGCTGCCTGTTATAGTATGTAAAAATTGGTAATTCGGTTACTGGCATTATTCTTTCCATACCTTATAAGCAATAACAGCCCAGACGGTTGCTTTTATTAAATCCTAAAGCACCAAGATACATTATCAGACCCCTGCACGCACACGCCAGTTGCCATTCAATAAACTTGCTCTGTCGCCTGTAATAGATAGGTTAACTTCTGAAGTTCCAACCATGATATCTTCGGATTCTTTTCTCAGTGCTTCCAATTCAGGAGTCCACGCTTGCATTCTTCCTTTATACATAGCTATATCTCGCGCCGTCGCCAATAGAATATATCTAATATAATAGCCAGGCAATCCATCCAGGGTTCCATTAGGCAATAAATCCGGTAATTGGAATTTACCGCGCAAATAAAACTGAAAGAATTGGCTGGGTGCAGGATAGATTCTAATATTTACCACTTCTGTATCAGGGTATACAATTACAAATCTAGGCAGTCCCGCTAGTGGGTCATACTTGAATGATGCCAGGAATTCATCGC